TCAGGTAACTCGCTTCTAATGTCATAATCTCTACTCTTACAAATGACAATATCGAAGAGAGTAACTGAGTTACTATTTTGGAATGAATATATCTTAATATACATTTTTTTGTCTTTAGTTTTCATACTTCACCACCACTAATTATGTAAGAAGACTCTCATGTTTACCTAAGGCACTTAACTTTCATAATGATTATAGATTTGAGGTTCAAGAACTAATAACATGTTTGAAACACAATTTTTTATTAACTTTTAAAGAATTGATAGTGGAAATAAAAAAGCTGTTTCCAGATGCTAAGCTTACAATTACCAAGATAAAAAAATGAAAGACACTAATAGGATTATAAATCTTCCTAACTTCTTAACGAGTTTGGAGTACGAATTACGCTTGTATAATCTTTGTCTCGAGGAGTGGGACGATAAGGCAAACTATGAGGATCATATAGAATGTGTTAAGGATTTTAGGGTAGTCAGGCATGAGGGCTGGATTATTTTAGAGATAAGTGAGTATAGTGTTGCGAGTGAAAATTTTGTGCCACACTTCCCTTTAGACTCTTTAGTTAAGATTTTCAAAACTATATTTGAGTCTTTTTACGTCGCCGTGGAGTATAAAATTTATTTAGATTTTTATGCTGATTTTAAGCCGCTCACCCTTGCACTTAAATTTAATGAGAAAGAATCATGAAAATTACACACGAAATGGTGGCAAAATGTTTTGCTATAACAATGTTTATATTTTTTGTTGTAGGTGCATGTCTTTTTATGATTCTTTTAACGATAGCAATATACCATAAATCTACAAGTCCAGATTCAACCTCAAATATTATTGTTAATAAAGAATATCAGCTTAAGCCCGGATCGCATTACCGTATTATTGAAATATCACTGCGAACCAAAACTATCAAAGCTAGCGATACTAACAATATCTGGTGGGATAGCATTAGCGGGCATTATGGAGTTGTTGTTGACCATAACCAGACTAGAGAATTCTACCCAATGTGGGTTATAAATAAGGTCGTAGAAGAGCGTTATTTGGTTAATTATTGAGAGGAGAAAGTATGAAAGATAATTTAACTATTGACTTAAAAGACCTAAAAATCGATAACTACATTCGCTTTAGAGTAGCTATGGAAATTATTAAGGCTGATTGGAAAATCACGACTTTTGAAAATATTACGGGCGTTAATATATGTTATAATTGGGAGGAAGTTTGCATCAATTGGGATATCAAACACTTTGCATTCTCGCCAGGCGGATCACCAAGTCTATGGTTTAATTATTTTAAGATTGACTTGCAAGGGTCATCATTATTTTTTCATTTTTATGATGACAAAGATCGTTTATTTGAGTCTTTCTCTACTAATCTGAATTAAGCATATTTATATGGGAATAATTTATTGAGGGAATAGATATGGTAGCATTTACAAAGACCATTACAGATAAATATATAGATGAATTGAAAATCAACAATAAAGACGACTATGCAAATATGTCGCATAATAAACAACGATGGTATCATCACAAAGCATTAATGTATGCGTTATGTAACATAGATATAATATATTTATTAGACTGTAATAATAATTTTAAAAGTTATTCAGGGAAGTTACTGCTTTATAATCTTGATTTTGAGGAGGCATTAAACATTTTCTATATGTTTTTTATGAATTGTGAGAATAAAAAGTTTATAAAAGAAGTTAAAACTGTTGAAGTATACAAACTTACCATCATTATAAATCGTAATGCAGCAAATAGGCTTAATGAAAGACTTGATTTTTTAGAGGGTTAAAAATGGTTAAATTTAAAATAATATCTTTAAGCCTTATGGTGCTTGTCTTGTTATTACTTCTTGTACCCATCAATTATATGGGGGGTTGGGAGTCACTCATAAGGTCAAGTATATCTACCTTAATTGGTGTTGCCTTTGGTTATCGTATGGGGAGGGTATAAAATGACAGATGAACAGGTGATAAAATATGTTGAGGCATACGTAGAGATTAGGGTTAAGCAAGAAAGACTTAGAAATCTTACTGTCTGCATTTGGACGGGTGCGGGTGTATTCTCAGCACTTGCAATATTTTTTTGGGTTTTGGTGTAGATTATGAAAGACAAAGACATAAACTATAAATGTTGCGATAATAAGGAGCTGCTACTATATGTTGAATGCCAATGCGAAAACAGAGACTTATATGGTAACATTATAATTAAAATAATATGTAAAAATTGTGATGAGTGGTGGTTTTCTAAAGTATCTAATGATGGAGTAGACCATTTTTGCGGCTCTATTCCTTTATCAGACATCATAAAATTTATTAAGCCAACGCTCCCAACAGAACTTAAAAAGATGGTATTAGAATATAGGAAAAGACGTGAAGACATGATATTAGGATATAGAGAAAAATTAAGTCTTCTTTTGCCTGATAAAAAATATGATCCAAATTATTGTAAAGATGCAGTAAGTATAGAACTTAACGAGATAGAACAACGTATTTTGGAGTATTTAGATGCAAATACAGATTGAATTCGGTAAATGTTGTGAAAAACAGAATTTTTATTTTGATACATGGGCACAAGAAGAAGGAAGTATATTTATACCATATGCATTTGTTAAATGTAAATGTGATTATTGTGGAACAGTAATTCCTTTAAGAATAGCTCTAATCCGCACTTCTACCTAGGGGAACTTAAAAATGAAACTACAGCTTGAATTTGCTAAATGTTGTGAAAACCAAAAATTTAAATTTGGTTTTGAAGTAGCAGAGGAGCCATATGTACATCCTCTATTACTACCGGTAGCTAAACTCGACTTTGATAACCAAAGCAAATTTAGATGCGAGTGGTGTGCAGCAGTATTTATAGTAACAGCAACTCTAAATTCTGGTGATTAACTCAGACATCAGTATCCTATTTTTATTAGGCTCGTTGCTGATATGCTGATTATTCATGTCAGCCCCATAAGTATCGCTAGGATCACAATAGATAGTTAAATCATCGAGTATAAACCTATCACCTACCCTGCTAATATCATACATCGGTTTGAATTCACTTGTGTTAGTAAAATATAACTTTTTATTGGGACACAACTCAAAGGGTTTATTCATCGCTGGATCGGGATATGCGGTGTAGGGAATATGCCGCAATTGTGCTGTGTTACCTTCGAACGCATAAACTACATAATAAATCTCAGTGCTTGAAATATTATGCAAATGTACTTGTTTGTTGATAGTGTTATAGATAATTTGAATATCTTTATAAGAAGTTAAAGTAATATCTTTCGCATCATCGTTTAAAATCTCTTTAGCAACACTTGCTATCCCATACTTCATATATTTAACCTCTTATTTATTATCGCCATGGTCAATTATATGAGCACCGGTGATTTGATCGGAACGATAAAGTAGATAATTTATCCATTGCTCAAATTCATAATGTAGATCAGAAAGCCGACGGTTAAAATCTGTTTTTTTAACATAGTCGTTGTCAGTCTCTTCATACCGACGTTGCAATTCACTACTAAGCTGTGCGAGCCTTTTATCTTGCCTATCATTATCGGTTTTATTTGTGCTTACATTCTGACCAAGTCTAGTATAATCAGATATTAGAGTATATACACCCCAAGATATACTTCCTGACAACATTAAAGTTGCAACAATTGTGCCAATTAAAGTAGTTTTGCCATTCAATCTCATTTTATAAATCTATTTTTTCTAAATGCCACACACTACTTACAGAATTAGTAGGGTCAGATGATGCAATAGACGGCGTGTTGGAATTTATTCTAATAGACCCAATCCCAATACTAGAACTAGAAGATGAATCAAGTACCCATTCGAACTCACAGGTATCATTTACATTCAAATCTAATCTTTCATTCATAAGATAGCGTGGTTCTAAATATTTTACATCATACATTACTAACGGAAAAAAATTAAAAAATTCTGTTCCACCTGCAAATCTAACCACTTTCGTTCTAAAAAACATTGCAGCAACATCAAGACCAGCACTAACAGTTTTCCACACGCTTGCTTGTGTATTTATAAGATAAGTCCCAGTTGTATTAACTGTAAAAACTCCTAACGCATCTTTATCTACATGAGTAGTAGTCTGTGCAACTCCACATGGAATAGTCTCCCAATCTCCCTTTTGGGATAACTGTATGAGGGCTGTTGTAGTAGCTGTAATAGCTAACTCAGCTACATATTGTATACGCTTAGTTGCTGATACAGAAAAATTATTGTTACCCATTATAAAACCAAAGATTTAATAATCATTTCCATTGTCAAACATGGTGCATTGGCACCGGTGAAAGTGCATGGTGCAGCAAACAATTTAGCATCAGGTAATAATGCTCCAGCACTATCAGTCCACCACTGAGTTTCAATTGTATCACCTATACTTGATTCACTGTCTAAAATCCTTGTATATGTAGTAAAATTATCCCCTTCGTCCCACTCTGCAACTACTCGTACTCTGGCATTATCAATAATACCATTCATTTTAAAAACTTGAAGAAACCTAGCTTCAGCACTAGATGAAGTACGTCCTGCATGGGCAGTAACAATTAGTTTAAATTTTACTGCTTGATTAAAAGTTATAAGACCCGCAGCACTTATCTGAGCAGCGTCAGTTACTAAACCTTGGGCCGCATCGAGTGGAACAGTGAATGGAACATCTGGCGGCAATGCTGAAAAAAGCTGGTCAGTCGTGCGAACCGCCTCCCACAACACATTTTCTTGATATTCTAATCTAGCATTTCTTGTACTTACAGAAAAATTGTTATTACCCATCTTATTACCTTATACAAAACTTATCGGCATTCCAGTATTGCGAATCAATACCCGAAGAGATGTACCGCTAAAAGGAACTAATCCGCCCCAACCCCCGTCAACGGTCATTTTAACAACATGCGGCATAATACTGCCATTCTCTGCTGTAAAAGAAAATACTAACTCTGCCCCGCTGCCTAATGGTCTAAAATCAGATGCTGTATCTGGTAAACCATTAGAAGTAAAATAACGAGTCCCAGTATTAAGGGCAACACCACTATCTATCTCAGGAAAAGTATTATCCACTGGGAAACCAGCACCCAATCCCTGCCGCATTTGATACCCTGCAGTAAATATACGACCGTTTAAGAAGTTTGCTATTAAAAAAGGCTGCTTTAGATCATTCTTCCACCATAATTCCAAAGAAACAGGGCCCCCTGCATCAGGAAAGACCTGTGGAAACGAAAATAACATAACATCAGTAGCTGGGAATGTATTTATATCAAAATTAAGCTCTAACGCACTATTGTAATTATTAGCACCCAGAATCCTCCAATCCGTACCTATCAACGATAAATTTATATCTCCATTAGCTTTAGAAAATACTATATCGGTCTGCCCATTAACTGTCTGACCGCCCGATGCTATAATTCGAATAGGCTGCTGAATACTTAATTGTCCGGTACCATCACGAATAATTAGCTCACGAGTTTCGGTTGCTGATATAACTTCATTTAATAACGTTATCTCTAAATCTCCGCCTCCGGGGAATGGTTCTTGCAACGCATTAACTTCTAAGACTTGATCTGTAATAGTTGTTATAGTATTTGTTGTAACTGAGCGATAGACTTTATTTATACCTCCGATAACGGTAATAGGTACCCCGCTATCCTTAAGATCGACACCGCCATTGCCGATCATGATATTATCTAATATTAAAGTATCACTTGTGGTTACATTGCCTGTACCACCACCGCCGTTAGGCACAATTGGCGAGACTAAATTACTCATAGCACACTCACTTGTATATCTGTACTGCCGTCAGGACTTGCTAAGGAAAATCGGTAAGAAGTACCTGGCAACATATTAACTCGTAAAACATCAGCGGCTGTCATATCAAAATTAGACAGAACAACAAAATCAAGCTCATCTTGTGATGTCTCCATTCTTACTGATGCCGTTCCAAAAGTGCCAGTTGCCTCAACTTGTTTAATACCACCGTTGTGGAGGAATATCTCGCTGATCGGCGATGCTTGCGTTAAGTTAGTTGTAAGTAACATATAATAATACCTCTGATGATATTACTATATGTTACTTCTAAGATTGTGAAACTTCAATTAAATGTTCAAAATTTGAACACTTTTTTAGTTTAAGCTAATATTCTAATTCCAATAAATTGAATTTGAGTCAATACTATAATTATAAATATTACCTTGTTCCTGCAATGTTATTATATAATTGCCTGATGATGCAATTTGTGAAGTTAAGATACCATTCATAATTAGAAAAAATATTTGCTGCGTTCTTGAATTGTTAGATATTGCTCTTGAAGAAGTTAAACCTAAATTAAAAATATATTGTGCTCTTATACTACTTGATAATAAATAAAAAGTATTTACGTCAGGAGCTTCAATATTCAATGTTTTCGTGCTGCCAGATGCAATAACGCCTACAACTTCATCACGAACATTAGTTCCATTAAATGAGAGTACCATTGCATTTTTAGATATATCATACAGAGTATAGAGATTATAATATACCGACACACTTCCAGTATTAGTCAAATTGACAACCATTGATTGTGCTGATGCAACACTTAAAAATGCGATAAGAGAGATAAATGTAGTTATAATATATTTCATTTTAATTATTCCAGTTAGTTAATAATATTATTATATTAAGTTAAAGGGGGACGTAAATCAATATCAAATGCACCAATTACCGCGGAAGAAGGAAAAGGCTCAGTAGTTATAGTTCTAACAACAATAAAAGCTGGATTTTTAGTAACCAAGCTTGCAAGTCGTGATTCATCACCTAAACTTGAAGTATGTAGTAAAAATATACGATAATTATTGTTGGGAAAAGGTACCGTAAAAGTTACACGTACTTCGAGATTTGCGGGAGATCCTTCGACAGTAATTGATGCAATCCCTCTAGTAAGGTTAACAGTTGCTGCAGTACTTGTATTTATAGTAGTTGCATTCACTACTATTCTATCTTCATTTATTTGTGAAAGAGCAAACCTTGCATTTATATCATCGTAAATTATTATATATTCACTTCCAGCAACTAATGCCCCCGGAGGCAATGCAATCCCAGAAACTCCGACTAAATCAACAGTGCTTAACCCATCAATGCCTAAAGTTACAGCCCCAGTATTAGTTAAATCTTGAATAAATCTTAATTTTTGACCACGCACTGCCCTTTTTAAAACTGGGTGATTGGGATTAGTTAAAATTATATTGTTAGTGCCAGCAGCATCATAAAATTCCCCATCAACAGCAATATCTTGAATCGCTTGAGATATTTGTGCTAAATCAGCACTTGTTAAAGTTTGCCCACTCGATAATATTATATTTTCTAATTCTGTTGTGATCTCGTTAAAATCCGCTGCCGGTAGATCAGTGCTGCCACCGTCCACTTGGGTTTGCATATCTTTCATATCTTTTTACCTCTAAGCTACCTTTATAAAATTAAAAACGATCTTATCTGTAGAAGGAATCAGTTTTGTTATAAAACATTTTACCCTACTAACATACCCTGTGCCAGAAAAAACCCAAGGGAATTTTATGGGGAAACCTATTGGCTCATCAACATTTATAAAAGTAATAACAACAGTATTTGCCGCTTCACTTGCATCGCCAAAAAATAACCATGGGAATTTTACAGGAAACCCACTATTTGCAGTACCATTACTAACCCTGATCTCAAACCCTAAAATAGCCACAACATCAATTAAATCTTGTGCTGTTTGTGTACCATAAGCCAACATTTTAGCAATTATCTGCCGCTGGCGGGTTTCAATATCACCATCATTGGTAAAACAATCGTCAGGTATACCTAACATTGTCTCGTATTCCTCAATAAATTCAATGGTATTAAATATATTATATTCATCTAATTGTTCGTTAAATTTGTTTCTTAACGATATATCTTCTGTAGCCATCCCTTTTAAAAACTTGTAAAATTTTGTATCAGGCAAATTCTTAGCTATTAGAGCTTTACCAGCCATAAAATATTGCCCAAATATCTGGGTTATTTGATCTTTTGAAAGGTCTACAAATATACTCACGGTATTGTTATTGTTCCAGCTACAGCTATCCTTCCGTCAGGAATAATTATATTTGCAAGAGGAGTAGATAAGTCATAAGACTCTAATTGTTGGCCTGTAGTTTTATCTACGGTTTGTAGAATTGCCAAGTTTAAATTATTTATTAAAATATCTCCGTCATTTTCGTCAAAAGTCTCAACCCCATTCATACCGTTAGAACCACTAAAAAATGCAACTATATTCTCAGTAATTGCTGTACGCATAGTTAACGTGTCAGGCGATATTGCCGTAAATATAACATCTACAGGTACAGCAGTAGGAGCTAATACAATAAGATTTACAGAAACCTTATCAGAAGGCAAAATCTCTAAAATACTATTTTTAACATTAGTTATATCTGGTGCTAAGGGAATTATATTTGATTCGCCATCTTTGACAAAAAAAACAGTTACAAAGCCTGCTTTATCTTTATTATAACTTCCATTGACATTATCAGTAGCTCGCATTACAAATACACGAGTAACACCATTTATCAATTGTGCTTGCTTTGTAATTGCAGCTTCATTAAACAAAGCCAGCGGATTAGCAAATGCTTGTAATATTCTTGTACGATAACTAGATTGGGTTTCTTGATCTTCACCGCCTACTAAACCATCTAAGTCTACAAAAGCATTATCATTTACATTGACTATTGGATTTTGTAAAACTAATACTCCCCCACCGCTAACATTAGTTGTAGAACCAGTGTCAGTAGATTGCACAGTAATACTTGCAACATTATAGTCAGCAACTATTGTGCCAGTTGCTGGAGTTGTAGTATTACTAGCAACATCAAATGTAGCTTCTAAAGCATCAATAACTTCTACCGTTTTTGTACCATTATAATTAGCCTGATCTGCACCACTTATTATAATATCAACACCACTTGCCAGACCATGATTGTCAACAAAGGTAATTGTAGCTATGCCTGATGATTGAGTAATTTGGGCAACTGCTACAGTGTTAGCAGATAAAGTCCCTTCTTCCAAAGTTTGAAAAGTAATATCGCTAAATGATAACAATGCACTTATTTCAATGACAACACCTGCTACACTCCCGCTAAAAATAGCTTTGCCGCTACTAGGCGTAGGACCATTTCGGATAATTCCTCGTTGATCTGCAAAAAAATCAAGAAACTCATCTTCTGCGGTTTGAGGGAAAAATTGTTTACCCTGAGACTCTGCAAGTTTGTAAAGATCAAATATTCTAAAGCCAGTAGCAGAGGCAAAAGCCTGCATAAAACTATTTTTTAAAAATGGATTACTTTCCGGCAATTGTCCTTGAATGTCAGACTTTACACGATTAACAACTTCATCAGCACTTGAAGGGAATTCAATAGGCATATTTAAAACTCAAGAGTATTTTGCCAGAGATTAAAAGACCAGCTCTCTTTAGTGCTATCATTAAATGTACCTTCAATCTGTAAAGATATATTGTTAATTGTTTGTTGACCTTCAACTTCAATCTTCTTTAAAAAACTATCATCAATTAGCCATTGTAACGCATTTTTTGTTAAATCAATAGACTTGTTTAATGTATCAAAGTTATTGCGTGCCTGATCTAATAACCATAATTTTGATCCATGAGTAAAGTCAAAAAATAATTGATCTGCTAATGCCCCCCTTCTATTCAATGGATCGTAGGCTTCGGATTCCGTAGCCCTACCGTCAGTAAACAAGCTGAATAGCAACGAAGTCTGAAACCCACTCACAGTTTTCAAATCACCATCGTCATCAATTACAATATCCCAGACATTCCTAGTTTGAGTGAATAAAACATCAATTGCTTCTGCTGACATATATTTTACCTAATTTATCGGGATTCCAGTTTCACCAGCACCAGTTTGTACTCCGCCATGCTTATGCGTAGCGGTACTTATGTTACTTGAACCAACATTTACAACATCTTGTCCGCTCATATCTATACCAGAGCTAAAGGTTGCATTGCCGCCACTTTCATTCGTGTAATCAGGAGCTGAGAATGGAACCGAACTTACAAGACTTGTCTCTGTTAAAGTTAATGTCGCACTTCCAACTTTTAATATTATCTTTTCGCCTTTAGATTCAACAGTTACATTACCATCTTTGTCAAAAAAAATAAATGAACCAGTCAAAACGTTACCATTTTTGACTTCGCCTTTCTCCAGATTCTTAAATCGTGTGCTAGGATTAGTAACAAAACCCACAGGATTACTATCAGTCCCCGCAACTCCCAATAATACTACCAAAGAATCAATATCGGGCGGATTAGAATAATGCCCATAAGGCTGAATATTTAAAGCTTTTATTTGTTTGCCAAAATAACTAACATTTAATATTTGACGACTACCAGAGTCATCAACAGAGGTGGAGATAAACCCTAATTTAACTAAATTGGTTATTTTTGATAAAACTTTATGTAACATTAAAAACGCCCTGATATATTATTTGACTTTGTAGTAGTAGTGTCAAAATTCAATTGGTCATCATCGCCCGTAGGTTGATACCAAACATTTGATAAAATAACATCTTCTGCCAACAATGAATAGGTATCTTTTTGTACCAAAGTCAATGCAAGTAAATTACCATTTTCATTCATTGTATAGTTAGTGCTTTCAACTAACATCACTTCATCAACACCTGCAATCTCATCACGTACCTTTATTAACTCATTTATTTTTATAAGAGTACGTTGGTTATTAACAATAAAACTATGTCCATTTAGAATTACCGTGTATTTTCTTGAATTAGCGATCTGGCTATTTAGTCGCCATAAAGCCCTATCTTGTAATTTATCTTGTGTATAGCTATCTGCATCTATATCTACATATCTGCGACCTGTTCTAATATTATCATCAGTTGCTATTGCAATTACATTAGTTTGTTGTTCAAGACTTTTGCCTCTATCATCAACATCATTAAAATTAGCAAATGTTCTATACTCATAAATATTAAATAATCCTGTTGTATCATAAGTAACTGAGGCTTTATATATATTATTTTGACCTCCTACAATATTAAGTAAATTATATCCATTCCTGTTAGCACCAGAATTAGCTATTACTACATTACCATTTTCATCTGTTAGCAATACTGTTGATTTTTTTAATGAATATGTTTTAATAAAATCATAGACTGATTCACCAGTCCCTCCAATTTGTTGATCTGTAGCAAAAAAAGGCTCTTCATTATTACTCGTATCCAACACTGTATATCGAGTTAATCCTACTGCTTTAAAAACGTTATTTATAAAATCAAGCAAAGTAACACTATTTGTTTTGGTAAAAGTAGCAGATAATCTACTATCTATTATATCCGCTGTTAATTCTCGTCCAGACACAATTACAGTATAAGTATCTTTAGCATAATTAACTTGTAACTTTTCTACAAATCCCGTCAATAATTTTATATTATCGGCAAAAACCTCAATCTCATCAAAAGGTTTTACAGGAAAGTTATCTAATTTTTCAGTACCTGTTGCTTGAAACAGGTAAGTACCTGACAATGAAGTCATAGTCTTACCCGCTTGAGCATGTGTAAAGCCTGTGAGATGCGTGCCATTAACTGCTAGGGTCAACATCACCCAATACCTCAATTTCACCAACAACAAAAATTGGATCGTTTAAATTATTCAAATCTTGAATTTCAACACTTCTAGTCGAGTCTTGATATAGATAATATGATAATACAGACAAGGGTTGCGGAGCTAATAATGTTATTCTATTTATTGTGGCAGTAGTTAATCTTTTATCAGTAAATACTTGATCTGCAAGCCCTCTAAGCTCATTAAAAGACTCATATGCATCATCGCTTAAATTATCTTTTATAATGTTAAATTGTTGCTCTAATGATTGCTGTTGAACATCAATATCAACTACACTCTCAAAATCAACCCTAACTGCATATCTGTATTGTTCTACCAACGCCGCCTGTTGAACACTATTTGTCAATAAATCAGCATTAATTTTAATCTCATCATCTTGAAAAGTAATAGGGTTAGATTTAACCGCAATGTCAGGTGATAAGTTTTCTATAGAAAAGTTTTGTTGGTCTTGAGTAGGCGTGTTTGAACCAAATGTATTTACACTCTGTCCAAATTGATTGAATCTTTTAAGCCCTGCAATTGCAGTTAAAGAATCAGTAACTAAACTTCCAGCCCCTGTTACAGTGCCTACCAAAGTATTAAATAAACTGAATGGATTAGCTAATAAAGCATTGACTAATTCTATATTGTTTTCAATCTCAGTAGTAAAATTAGCTAAATCAGTCAAACTATCAGCTAGAGGCAAAAAAGCATTCTGTATTTCTGTCAATGAATTTGTAAAAATATCGCTAGATGATGAATAAGAATCTTTTAAAAAATCACTGTTAATAAAACTCCCAGAATTACCACTTGCAATATTAGTATTCACCTCATCAGCTTTATCACTTACTGTTTGACTGCCTACAGTATTACCTGCTTGCGGCAATGGGGTGCTTGAGATAGAGTCATCTACAACTGTTGCTGTAAAAGTAATTTGTCCCCACCCTAATTTGTTAATATTTTCTTTGAGTTTATAAAGTCCAGTTACAACTTTTAACTCGCCATAAAAAGGGTGAATAAGAGTATTGGCAGCAGGACTTTCTAAGGCTTGTAATAATGCGTCCCTGTTGCGAAAATAATCTTGGAATAATGCAGGACTATTCTCTAACATACCAGTAACTTCAAATTTACGCAGGTATTGCCCTAAGTCTTGAGATTCCCTACGATCTGTTCCTATATATTCAAAAATAGCTTGCCGTCTACCGCCTGTGGTAGTATTTTTAGTAACTAGGAATTTAATACCAGCATAACTTGCTGGGTGTAATTTTCTCAAAAGATTCATTACACCATTCCCCTATCGCCATTAAAGCCAATATCAAATAACAATTCTTTGGCAAAAGAAGAGCTGCTTTCATGGTACATAGACTTAGCTTTCATTCCCTCAGCTTCAATCTCTATTTTTACGTTATGTTGAGTCGGTTCAGGTGTTCCGAGAAACTTATCATATAATTTTACAGCTTCTTCTGTTGTAGACAATCCGCCTGCTATAGAAAATCCCATAGGAGTCAACATACTAGTTTTAGTTTTTTCTCTAATAAATTTACTTATTGCATCATGCCGTTCAGGTGCCCTAGCAATTTTATCAATTAGACCTAACCCTTTGTTTAATAATTGTAATATCCCAATTAAATGACTTGATTTTAGAGCAGCCATTCCTGTTACTCGGCTTAAATCTACCATGGTTTGTTTTAATTGCCCTAAATTACCAACCAATGTTGTAGTAGCCATTCTTACAGCTTCTCCTTTAGCTCCTCGTTGAGTTACCCATTCAGTCAACATCTTGTTAAATTGCATTGGTCGCACAGCTTGTGCAGATAAATAAGCATTTAAGGTTCGCATAACCATTTGCTGGCTTGGATCACTTGGATCAATTTTAAAAGCTTTGTCGCCAAACACCTGTCTGCCCAACATACTATAAAGATTAACGCCACGCCTACTTAACATTTGGAATGTTTCAATACCAGCGGTTCCCATTGTCTGGACTCTAGTATACATTTGGGCTATTTCTTGTGTACTGGTTCCAGTTAATGCTGCAATATCAGCAGACTGTCTAACCAACTTCATAGCAGCCTCGCCTCTAAAGCCAGCTTCTGCTACCAATTTGTATGCCTGAGCTGTATCCTGAAAGCTTCTACCCGTTTTTATAGAAATATCACGTAGTTGATCTATAGCCACGATAGCCTTTTTAAGTCCTCCTACCAGAGGTGCTAATCGCATTTCTGTTACCTTTAAATGCGAGGCTGTAACCATTGCACCGACTGCACCCGCAGCAGTAGCTGCTACTCCCAATATTTTGCCAGCAGGTCCCATTTTTGATAAAAACCCTAATTTACTCCCAACAGTTAAAGCTATATTGCCAACATTCTGTAATTTTCTGCTTACTACATCTAAAGGACGGGTTTTAACTTTTTCTGTAATATTTGCAAAAGTATTGCCAGTTTGTAATGCAACTTTCTCAAGTTTCATACTTTTATTTTGTAGATCAACAATAGATGATCTTGTTAGTTGTGATGATGCTCTTAATTTTTTATGTAAATGAGCAAATTGAGTTGTAGTGTTTCCAAAAACTTTAGTATATCTTGATCCAAGATTATTTATTTGTTTGCCAGCAGATTGCAAAGATCTGTTATGCTGACCTACTTTTTGATTTAACTTTGAAAAGTTTTTTTCAATATTCTTTAAAGTTGCAGAAAACTTGTCAACCGCTTTTATCGAATAGGTAATGGTAAAAGACATTATTCAGTATCCTTCCTTTGCCGATCAGCAATGCGTTCTGCCTGTTTTAATGCTTTTTTGAATTTATTTATTCGCATATTTTCCGCTTCGGTAATACTTATTCCCCCCCTAAAAAAATATACAAGATCATAGATGCAATTATCGATCTCATCTTTACCTAAGAGGGAAGAGTAAAAAAATATATATAAGCTCCTAAAGCTTTTTCAACATCAGATAATTTTAAACTATTAAACAATAATTCAGTTATTTTTACTTTATTACTGAATAATGCACAATCAGTATTTAATAACAAATTCTTAAATTTACTCACTAATGCTGCATAATCAACTTTAGCATCAATCATAAGTGCGTTAATAAATAAAGCAGCATCGCCTATCTCATCTGAAGATCCACTATCATCTTTTTTGGTATCATCTATTACTTCTGGCTTTTTGTTGGTTTGGAAGTCCATTATAACCTTCATAGCAATGTCTCGGATAGGATAATAATATTTATAATCAGAAGTTTTAGGACATTTGATAACTAAATCTTTGAATTTTACCATTTCACCCTTACATGCAGCTTCAATGGGACTATCAAGTTTTACTACTAATTCTTCCATTATACTGCTGCCCTCGATTTCCACTCTGTCGGAATTGTGCCATCACTTTTTAGATTTATCTTATAGTTACTGGTCAATGCAGCCCCCAAAAATGTTCTAGTGATCTCTTTACCAGTGCTATCATCAATACCAGATACCCGCACTAAATTATTATTCCCTAAGATTTTAAATTGCCGCAATAACTCTATATTATCTATAGTTGGCAAAGCCTCAAGATTAAAGGTCGAGATTCTAGTTTCTATATTGTCAACAAATACGGGTGTAACATTCCCACCCCCTGTTGAAGTTACTTTAAAATCTTGTTCACCTAGTCCTTCATCGAATTCAAATGTGTTGGCAAGGATTGCAAATGAATTATTGTTAATATGAACAGTAGGGTTATTTATTACTTTTGCCATTTAGTTATACCTCTATATGATAAATGATATTTGCATATCAGCAATTAAAGATCGTAATTGAGTTACAATAGGTGTTCTCATAGTAACAATTACACGACCTTTCTCAAGATCAACACTGATAGTTAAATTCTGTTTATAGAATTGTAAGGCTTCCTCGCCAGCTTCTGTTAAAACAAAATCACCTTCGCTTAAAGTAGTAAAATAGCCTACAAATAATGCCCTTAAACTTGTTTGATTTTCTATAGCTCGTAAAGCAATAAGATCACCTTTTGTTAACCTAGTTTGTGCATTATCAGATTTAAAGTTATTAAACATAAATTCTCTAGCACCAGAGATTGTATCGACAAAGTTTAAAAATTTAAAACTAGCGTCAGGATTACCAGCACTGTCAGTTTTATAAGTAGTAGCTACTTCTCCTAGTAAAATCTTGGTGTTAGCAATATTATTACCAATTACTGAGATACCGGCAGTAGTTAAAGCCACAATCTCGGTTTCATCAAAACCTAACTCAACATCTCCTAAACTAATAAAAGCCAAAGGAGTATTAAAATATGGCAATGACGCAATAGCAGCACCACCGATGGAATCAAGCTGTCCCGCACTAACTACTATCTCCGAAATATCCGCATCTTCGGTAAGCCTTAATCCCCTTAATGCCCCAATCTCACCACTTTTAACATATGATAGCTCTATAATAGCCGCACCATTATGCTTAGCAGTAGTTACCAATTTATCACCAAAAATAACTAAACTTTGACTATCTTGAGTATTGCCTATAGCTTCAAGATTAGAAAAAGTATCAACTGCCGTAACAACAGCTACCCCATCTAAAATATTATTAGTAACATTGAAACGTGGATCAAGAAAATCAGTTAAATAAGTCAAACCCCATGCAAAGGGAGCCATTATTGTTTGATAACGAGTATTACCTACAACATCAAATAATGTAGAAGTATCAGGATTTGTCGTACCGCCGGTAAATGCCGTAGTTACAATAATTAAACCACCCACAACACCAGTTACAGCAAGTGTTAAAGCATTACCCTCAGTGCCAGTATGAATATAAGTAAATGTTATTACGCCAGCAACATTAGCAGCACTTATAGGTACATTAGTATTTGCGTTAACTGCTGCCTCTATTTTATCGCCAATTGTTGTTGGTGTATCCGCATCTACTATATCAATTAAAAAACTAAAATCATTCTGCGAACCTAAAATTACCGTAATACTTCCATCTTCGGTCGGAGAACCTGTCAACGTTAAAGTGGAATTAGCTATTGCCCCTGCTGCATCATCTAAAGCAATTGCATCAAGACGAGTAACACCGTTCACCAATCTTGCTCGCCTAATCATAGCTGCAAGCATAGATTTAGGACCAAATAATGTATCCCAAGAGTTATCATTCTCAATATTAGTAATTAACTCGCCCGCAACTGCGGTACCACCTGCTTGTTTTTGTCCTACATATAAAAGACGCTGTGGCTTATTTTCAACTGTTAATTTGTCAGGTGAAATATTAAATGTAACACTTGGGCGTGCAATAGCTGTCATATCTTTTCCTCATTATGTTCAAAAATTGTACACTATTTATATAATCATAACAAATATATATTATAATTAAATAGGGTCATCGTCTAAATCAATCTCATCATCAATAATTGCAATATCATTGGCATTAAACCATTGAACATTTGCGTCTCTAAACGCTCGGGTTGGCTGTTTATCAACAACATCACTTTTGCTTACTTGTACTACTTGTTGCCATTGATAATGATGAATATAATAGCTTTTAGTATAACCAATCATACCGTCCCCAAGCGGGACAACACTGCTTATCGGAGTTGCAATAGCCATTCCTGTCTCAAATTCTGCATTCAACAATACGCTGTAAAGTGCTGTTCTTAATTCTTCTGCTAAATCTCTTGCTGCTCTTCCTGTTATTTTATCATCACTTTTAGTAAAAAAGTAAAAACTAAAATTCTGCATCATCTCCAAATTCCAGTCATTCAATGCAGTTTGATTTTGTTGGGCATCTCTTGTTACCCTTCTACTCTTTCCTATCTCTACATCATCTAAAATAACAAAACCCCAATTTTCAAAAGACCCTCCGTTAGAAAATTGGGACTCATAAACATTTGATAATCTTCCTATATCTGTACCCCCAGAAATCCTTATTTGTTTAACTACCTTTATACTTTCTGTTGAAATATCAGGATTAACATTTTCAACCACAATTCTAATAGTTATTGTATCTATTACTTCAACATTATGTACGCCATTTACATTATTAAACTGCAAATTCTCCAACAATATATAATCTCCAGCAGTAATAGTAACCCCTGCGGTACTTGCTGTGAACGTTAATCTGTTAGGAACAGTCAACAAAGGTAAGGTAAACTCTTCACTAGTAGTAGTGTTCAAAATTTGAACACTTTCTTGGAAGTTTTGAGTTAAATCATGGTCTGTAGCGGTGGTAAATGTCCCTATATCGTCAATATCTACAATAGAGTCTATCGTTGTATCAATTACTGCGTCAAAGATTGTAATTCTATCTCCATTTGATAATCCGTGGGGAGCATCAAAAGTAATATCAACATCATCTCCACCTACTACCACAAAAGTTACATTTAATAAATCAGAAAATATATCAGTGAATTGTGGTAAATATTGCATCAAAAATGTAATTACATCAGCAGCTTTCACTTGATTGCCTTCTTAATCTGTTGTTCAAAATAATGTATAGTTTCTTTTTGTCTAGCTTTAATCGCTCGTGTTAAATAAGGTCTTGGTTTTATTTTAGCAGTTCCTTTTTCTAAAAATCCTGAATAAGGTGCATCTGCTCCAAAGTCTAAGCTGTTGAAACTGTGATCTTTAAAGTTAATACTAGTAGCTAATCTGCCAGTCCTGTTCGCAGGTGATTCCCCTGGGGCTGAGGCTTGATGCCTGCCATAAATTATCCCAGTTTTAGGTGGATTTTTTACAAAGTTAACTGATGCTTTCTTTAAATCTTCGCCAATTAACAAAAAGGCTTTTCTAATTCCAGTCTTGGTATTAGCATCTAATTTTTTTAAGTTGCGAGTAACTGAGCTGTCTATAAGAGAAATCTTAAACAAAATTCACCTCTTGAGCAGTAGTACCACGCCTTGTACATTTTAACTGTAAATAAAACTTTCTATTATCTAAAGCATTTAAACCATCATGCAAGATACGAAAAAATTCGTTATCATGTTGAATAATCCAAGAGCTATTTATATCAGCTATATGTCTTATATAAAATAAATGAGTTGCTACGTCTTCAATATTAGTATTGTTAACATTAAGTGAGCCTCGAGTGATGACTATTGCAGCCCTAGTTTGCACTTGTTCAAGAAACTCAATGCTTACATCAACATCAGTAGGAGCATTTAATTCCCGTTTAAAGAGTGTGATATTAAATCGCAACGCACCCGCACAAACCTTAATTCTGGCTGGTATTTTTATTGTTTGACAGCTTGCCATTTTCTTTCTTAGTTAAGACTTTTCTTAAAACCCCTAGACCTACAAACATATCATAATCAGTAGCCTCATTAGATTTTGGACTGTAATCTTCGCCTCTTTTAAAAACATAGTTATTATATTTAAAATCTTTTAAACATTTAAAACTCATCTTAACACCTCTATAATTTAAGTATTCTTTCTTGCAATAACAAAGCTCTTGCAGCTCCTGTTACATAATGACCCACACTATTATCGCAGGAACAATCGCCCCTGTCAGCATATAAAGCAGTAATAATATTAAGTGCTGCTACTTGAATGTTGAAAGGAATTGGGTCTAATCCCGCAGTAAAAGTGATTTTAATGCTTTGTTGAATACGGTCTTTGTCAGTTGGATACACTTGATCTGGTCTTAACAATATCTTAGCGTATCTGGCTTGATCGAAAGTTACATAATAAATAGTGTCATCTAATAATGTAAATACTCCATCAATTAAATATTCTACTTTAGTAACAACTAATACCGGAGAACGCTCTATTAAAAAATTGTTTTCTGTATAATATTCTGGGAAAATAGATGGGAAACTTATAAACCCATTGCCAAAATAATCCCTAAAAGTCTCATAAGTGCGTACAAAATAATCACGCCTTGTGAAATTCTCAATATATTGGGTTACAGACTTTGAATACAATGTTAAAAGTGCATCATCTGTGGTATTAGAAACTGGAATATTTAATTGTTGTTTAATTTGCTCTAAAGTAACGAGGTCGCCCACTGGCTCTACAATAATAGTATAGAGAAATGGACGACTATCGAAAGGGACGTAACCGCCTCTAGGCATTATCAGCCTCTTTAGCAGGTCTCCCCCGTGAGACTACTTTTTCAAGTTTACCTTGTTCAATCAGTGATAAAGCTGTTTTATCAACAATATCAGCGACTTCCCCTTTTTTGTAAACTCTCTGCTCACGCACAGAGAGTGCAAAAGGAACGTTAGATAAAAATTTTACTTTCATAAATTTAACCTCACTTCTAACTTACGTCAGGTGCGTCAACAGGAACCAACTCAGCAGATTGAGCAGCAATTACAGTTACCACAGCACCAGTTGTTACACCGGCTGCGACCACTGACACCCTCAAAAAGCGTCTGTTAGAAAATACACCTACCGTCTGTACTTTATCACCATCAACAGCCGCAGCAATTAACGTAATATCAGCTAAACTACCGATAATTTGATCTGTTGGTACCGGTGCTGCATCTGCCAAAGCTGGGTCTTCACCATCTTCAATTACAAAAGTATATGAACCGTCTGTAAATGAAGTAAGCAAAAACTCATACATAAAGCCAATATCAAAATTAGCTGTATCAATGATAAACCCAGTTGTAGTGCCATTAGCTGTTACATTAGTGTTCAAAGCTACATTTGCAAGCAGATTTGAACGAATATCAAAATTTGCCATTTTTTATACTCCCCAGCGTTACGCTGATAATCTCAAAATTTTTAAACTTTCAAAGTTCCAAACTCCACCAGCTACCCTTTTACGCATTCTGAATTTGACAAAGCCATTGTCAGCCGCAGTAAATGGGTCTCTTAGAATTGTAATACCAATCCGATCACCAATTATGTAAGTTTGTTGCATGTCGCCGTAACACAAAGATAAACTATCAGTTGCAGGATTTGGTAAATCATTGAAGAATACTACCTCTTGACCCAACAATTGCAGAGTTCTAGCTTCTTGTAAAAACCTAGTATTGAAAATAAAACGACCTTGAGCATCTTTCAAAGTAGTAATTTGTTGGAAACCAATCCGCCTAATAAACCACTTGGCATTAGGTTGATAAAGTTCTTTTAGATTGTTTTGAAGTTCTTTGATGCCGTCAGAAGTAATATTACCAGCAGACCCACTTGAGATTTGTTGGATATGATCTCTACCGTAAGCACCGTTAGGATCGTTCACTTCTGCTACTGTATAATCATCAAAAGTTAAAAATCCACGCGGTCTTTGTGAACCGTTGCCAGTTACAAATGCAGTGTTTTCGGTACGAGTAATAATATCAATACCTTTATTTACAATAAAGTTTTCAATATCAATACTTGAATCTTCTAGCATCCAATTAGATGCCTTAGGAATTGCAAATTGCTCATGTGCAGTAAATCTTTGGACACCAAGGTTAGCAGTGTCAGTTTCCGCCCTTGTTTGAATTTCCCCAACAAACCCACCAGACTCTGCTTGCTGATCGTTAATAATCATCTCGATAAAAGGAGATGCCATCGGAATTACTGTTGCATGGGCTCGCATAGGCGAAGTTTCAAACACACGAGTAATCATTTGGGCTAAAAGCTGCGGACGAATAAAATAACCACCTTGAGGGTTAATACCTTCAACCATGCTTTTAGCAACCATATCAATTTTATCTTTTGATACATGTTTTAAAGTCTTCATAACAGCCATTCTGTTTAATTCTTTAGCACTTGTGTTGTCAAATGTAGTATCATATCGTAGATAATCAGAAAATTTTTCTTTATATTCTAATTCTATATCAGAGAGGGTATCATCACCCTTATCATTACTACCTACACCACGAGCCATTTGTTTAGCAAGAATGTCAATAGACTTTTGCATGACAATCTCTTTCTCTTTAGCTTTCTGCAATTCTGCACCAAGCTTGGTGATTTCTTCACCAGTTGATCTGACATTATCTTCATACCCTGCAAACTTTTTCTCACTTGCTTTTTGACCAGCAACAATTGCTTGACCAATTTGGTCTAACTTGTCGTTAGTTTCTTTGACTTCCTCAATATTCATTTTATAACCTCTTGAGTTGAATTTTTAAAATATCATCAAGCTTTTTTAACAATATCTCTTTATTTGGATCATCTGCAAACTCTACTTTGCTAGATAGAAAAACAGCCGCTTTTCTTGAAAATCCAGCATCACGCAGGACACTTTCAAGATCACGCTTGTTCTTTAAACTTTCTAAATCTCTAATCTCTATGGACTTAAAATCTGTAATTTTAGCTCCTCTGTTAGCTGGGAAGGTAACTAAGGAGACTTCGTGTAAATCTAATTTTTTAATAAAACGTATGCCGTCTTTAATTTCAAAGTCATCACGGCTCATTGAAAACCCAATACTCATGGAATTGATGCTGCCAATCTCTATTTGCGGTATAACCCTACCAGTTACAAATGTATCATTTTTAGGCAACTTTCCTTTTAAAAACAATCCGTTATCTCTTTCTTTAGCTTCCATAGTAATACCAATTGGCTCAAAAGTATTATGCTGGAATAAAATAGTGGGTAATCCTTTTTTCAAGGAGTCATTAAACGCCCCTTTCTCAATCACATCATCGTGCAAATCTTTTTCAAAAGTGCTAGCAAGCCCTTCGAAAATAAAAAAACTATTGTCTGACTTTATATTATTGATTGCAAAATCAAATTTTAAAACATTTGTGTTCATGTACGCATCTCTTTGTGTTCAAAAATTGTACACTATTTGAATAATATTGGCAAATATATAAAGGATATTGACAAAGTGTAATTTATCATATACTATTAGTTTCAGGTTAAGTAGGTTGAGGTAAGTTATGAAGAAAATAATTAGTTTATTTAAACGTGATTTAAAAGGCGTTGGCAAATATGGTAATCATCTTGTATATGATGAGATTACCGAAGGGGCAGAATGGGTTGCTAATGGTGAAGGAATGCCAACACAAAAATTAGATGGTACCTGCTGTTTAATTGAAAATGAAAAACTTTATAAAAGATATGAAGTTAAAAAGGGTAAAACTCCTCCTGCTAATTTTAAACCTGCAAATGAGATTGATCCTGTAACAGGAAAGCAGCAAGGGTGGGTAGCGGTAGGTGAAGGAGCGGAAGACAAATGGCACCTTGAGGCTTTTGTTAACATAAACGGCATAGAAGATTTTATTTGTAGTCATGGAGCAATTGCTCCTATAAAAGATGGAACTTATGAATTGATTGGTCCTAAAATTCAAGGCAATTCCGAAAATGCTCACTCACATCGTTTAGTAAGACATTTAGATATTATACCAATTCCTAAAGAAGTAAATTGTCCTAGAACTTTTATAGAACTTAAAAAATGGCTTTCAAAAATAGCTATTGAAGGCATTGTCTGGCATCACCCTGATGGAAGAATGGTTAAAATAAAGACAAAAGACTTTGGGCTAAAAAGAACTAAAATAGATAAAGTAATTACAAAAATAGGTGATATATAATAAATTATGAAAAAAATAGCAACTATAACTGGAATTTGCGATGATTTTACTTTTTATCAGCTACAAGGAACTTTTGAAGATGGAAGGAATTTTTACATTCGTTATAAATATGGTTATTTATCAATTCATGTAGGTGATACAAGTGAAAGTAATATTGTTGATAATGATTATATTATATATGAGGACAAAATGGATATAGATATTCCTCCAAAGGCTAAAATCAAAAAAATCATGAAAAATCTTGGGTTTATCTTTCCATTAGACGAATTTGATTGTGTAAAACACTTGTCTGACAATCTTGATAAATATATCAAAAAGACTAAAAAACCAAGTGCATAGAACACCTACAGTTGATGATATTGCCTAGAGTCGCACCTAAACTAGTATCTCCGGGGAATTTTAACAATTCACCTCCTACAACAAATGGATTATTAACATCTTGAACTTGCCCATCAGCTTCTCCATGGGCTTCACGCTCTCTCCCGTCTAAAATTGTTTGCCATGATTTTGGCTTATCATCTGGCTTGCCTAACTCATCTTTTACTTTACTATTTACAGTTTTTAATTTATTTTGCTTTGTGCTTTCTGCTGCATGTTGCACTGTTGTTTGAGAGATAGTGTCAGTCCTTGCGTCAAAATTATCAGTTAGTTTTTGTTTAAAATCTTTTGTGGATAAGTTTTGTAACGCTATCTCTTGTACTTGTTTTATATTAGTATTTTCAATCTGTTGGGCAGAAGTGCTAACGTAATTATTCATTGTGGATAAGTTTAATAACATCTCTTCGTCATTAACTTGTGAGATAATATCACTTACAGTTGTTTCACCAGTAAAGTCTAAATCCGCTATCTCTTGGAATTCTTTGTAAGTTTGAGTTTCTGGAGTAATCAAAGCATTAGTTGCTTTAGAAAAAACCCCAATTGTCTGTAAATAAAAAGCAGATAACAAACCAGCAATCGCCGTAGTATAAACAGCTACAGGGTGTGAGGCATCAGTATTATTGTCATAAGCCAGAACCACATTTGCAGTCATTAAAGAATAAACTTTATCAAGCTGAGTATTTAACTGATTCTCTATCTTAATCTTTTTAGCAGTATCTATATCTTGCTGAGAGATTGCCATAATACTTTAATCTCAATATCAGTTTTACCATTATTTTTCATAAGCTTAGCAAACTCTGTAAACTCTTTTGATGCCTCATCTGGGGGTTGAAAGCCAAAAGGTGCTGGAGTTGTTGGAATCTCATCGCCGCCTTCAATATCTGGATACCCTAATTCCTGCCGTAATTCATTCTTAGTATTAACCTTAATTTGTGATGCAACTAATGTATTAGCCAATACTTCTGGTTTTAAGGCTTCAATCTCCGTTAGATCAATCCCAAATTCTAGGTTTTCGGTATCTGGGTAACGAGGCAATAAAAGTTTGGTAAGCTTTTTATTCATTGTTTTAGCTAACGGAATGACTGCGTCTTCTGCAAGCAATAATCTTGCGGTTTGTAAATTATTAAGTGTCATTGTTGATTCTTGAAACAAAGCCAGAGGGAATCCATACACATTTGCAATTGCTGTTCGCATAGATGAATGTATCTCTTTAAATTGCATATCAGTATTAGATTGCCCTATTTCCTTAGCATCTAAACCATCTAAAACTATCACTTTCCCAGCATTTGATGCTCCTTTGTATTTCTCCATTTGTTCTTTTACACGTTGGTATTGATCCTCAGTAAGCTCTTCATTATTATTGTTTACCAGTGCTAATGACAATCTAGCACCATTGCGTAGCAATGCTAAATTGTTAATATTACCTTGTATGTACTGTTCAATCTCAGGGAACAGCGGGGCAGATTTTGACAGTCCAAAATAACTAAGAGCTCCAATAGCAGGGTTAAAATCTTTAACATGTACTAATTCTTTCATTCTGTCCTTATTATAATAACGTAATCCGCTAGGAGTTTGCTCAATATGGAATCTAATAGTAGAAGTACCTGTTGTAGCCCCAAAAAGATTAAAAAAATAACTTTCTGGATATGAACCTATATTTTGAGTCTCTTGGTTGGGAGTAACATTTATGGGAGACGCTGTCCAAATTTCCAAAGGCGGATTATCTACATTTCCAGTTAATAGTAAAAAAACATTGCCACTTGCAAGATAATAAGACGCTAATTCTTTTTTAAATTCAAAAGCAGTCTCTAGGTCATTTGGATTACTATTTAATAAATCTAAAACTGGGTGATCTGTGATAAATTCACCTGTAATTTTATCTTGTAGAGTAAAATTGATACAAGCAAAAGCATCGGCTATGCGTCTAATGCACATAAACAAAGGGCTGCAACGTTCATAATATAATAAAGCAATTCGTATTTGTCTGGTGCCATAGAGTCCATCAATAAAGTTAAATTCCGAAGGATTGGTAATAAATAAGTTATCTAAAAATTTTTGTTTAAAGCCGGTTAGCTGTTTATTCTCAATATTAAGCTGATTGTTTTCAGCTTCCAACAGTTTAGTTTTTTTATTCCAAAACATTTACCAAATCTCAAAACTTCTATTCCGCTGCGGTTTTAATAACAATTTGCTCAATACCCACACTGCCGCATCTAACCTGTCAGGTGATTTTTTAGAATTGATAGGAACGTATGTAACATACTCATCTTCTAAATCTTGCAAACCTTTCGCATGATGAATTTCACCCCGCTCATAAAATGCCGTAATTGGTTCTGCTCGAGCAAATTTGCCTTTACTTGCACGTACTTCAACTACCTTAACATTTTTGTCGATAGATTTTAACACGTGCTTACACATATCGCCACCTTGATTGACCTCAACGACTATAAAATTAGCTTCATGCTCATTATAAGCGTTAATTACTGTTTGTCCCCATTTTTCAGGACTCGCGATCAATGAATAGTCAGCCAACACATTTGCTCGCTTACCATCACTGCTGGCAACTATTATTCCTGTCAAATCTGAGTCTTCTTTTTCACTGATTGCAGGATCAACCCCAATTCCAGTAACTCGTTCCTCACATTTTTCGACCATTTGAGCTTTAATAACCCAATCCAATAACCATAAAGCACCTTCAATATCGCTTATAAATAATCCTTTCAAGAATCTATCACGCTGTCTTTTCGGCAAACTTTCTAAAAAGCTCTCAATATAGCCAAGAGGCAGATTATCTCTATTATCAACTGGATTCATTAACAAAGACGCATAATGCTGAGGATTAGCTATTTTTTCTTTAGTTTGTGGGTCTTTATTCAGAATAAATAATGAATAACACCAGTGTGATTGGCTCGGGGGGTTACAATCATAATAAATCTTATTTGTTAAACCTGATTTTTCAGATATTCTTGATATTGTTGTAAGAACACTGTCATATTCTAATTGTGAGCACTCGTTAAAATAAATAGTAGAATATTTTGTACCTAACACTTTTTCTGTGCGTTCCTTGCTATCCAAACCTGCTATCCATATTTGGCTGCCGTTACTTAATTCAATATAAAAATCTACTTTATCCCATCTGACAATTAAATCAGGAAAACATAAAGCTAAAACACATGGTAATGTATCATGCCAAATTGAAGTTTTGACGTGATTAAAACGATGCCTTACTATCAAATGCCTACTTTTCTTTGAGACAGCTCTTATCAAAATAGCTCTTAATAATATGAATGTTTTGCCAGACTGGCTCCCTCCGAATAACATTAAATGAATAGCAGAAGATGTTAATAAGTCTAACGCTTGTAGTTGTTTATTTGTGTGTTTAAATGACATTAAAAATTATAGCCAATCTAATTTTTCATAAATCCTTTTCTTTATCAATTATATTAACATTTATTGTGGTAGGTTTAGTTTCTTCTTTATCGCCTAAATTTAAAAAGTGTCTTGCTCTGATATTAAGCTCTGTAGAATTAGCCTTGGGAAGTTTGCCAAATGCACTTTTCATGTGATAAGTATCTGTTGTTAGATAAGCTTGGCATTTAATCCTGTCCAAAAACTCATGCAATTCTTCTTTATATTGTGAACCATCTCTTTTTAGATAGCGTCTAAAAGTAGTGCCGCTGACATCACAAATAGCAGCTAGTATTTGAATTTTATATAAACCGCCGCTCTTAAAATGTTTTTCTAAAAGCGGCTTCCATTTTTTAAAATTGTATTTTTTATCAGAATAAAAGCTCTCTGTTTCTGCATCATAATAAGCACTCATTTTTTACCTTTTTTAATAAAAATTTCTTGGATAGGCAATTCACAACCCTTAGAGATTTTACAAGCTATTTCTACAGCATGTTTTGCTGTGCCGCCATCTGCTAATATTGCTGTTGCAATTTGACCACCAGCACCAATAGCAAAATAATTTTTTACTTGTCTAATCTCTCTCTCTCCGTAATGGATAAAAAATACTTTATTATCAACAACAAAAATATATTCATTAAAAGTGTGTGGGCTTTCTGCTTCTTTTACATTTTTTAAACGCATTATTTTTTCTCTAAAATCTGCAAACTTAGACATATATTCTAAGATATTAACACAGCTAATACCAGACACTTTATTGTGTATGCAAAATTCCTCAAATAATTTATTCTCTGAGGTAAATCCGGCACCTGCAAAAACTATATTACCAGTTTGATATATTTTTTTTTGGTTGTTCCACTTATAATTTGAAGTCTCTCCATAACTATCAGTTACTAAATGTATGCCATCATCTGTTATCTTAACTGCAATAGCTGTCATTTATTCAACCTTGTTAATTTCTTTAATTCTTCGTTCCAATCAGCAATTCGTTGTTGTGTCTCATCTGATACGCCTGTTTGATAAAACTCGTGTCCTTCCTCTAAATTATCATCTTTTTTCTTTTGTTTACGAGATAACCGCAATTCCTGTCTCAAGATATAAGCTAATATACAAATGCCTATAACTACAATTATAAATATAACAATCTTATTTAGCATCTATTACTTAACCTTTTTTAAAAAAAAAGCTTATGTGTTTCGAAACTAGGCACATAAGCTTTTAAAGCTGAGGTAGGATTCGAACCCACATCCCTTGGGTATACCCAAAAAATATACCTGTGCAATACCCAGCAAAATTTATAGAAAGTGATTGAATATTTTTAAACTAATTATCTGTCTGCTTGAATAGCGTTCGCAGCAAGATATTAGCAACATTCATCACTTAACAAGCTATCATCTCAAAATAGTATATAACAATTTACACTTTGTCAAGCCATCATCTATATATACCAAACCCCTCATAAAAAAAGTGTTCAAAATTTGAACATAATTAAGGCTTATCTATATATAGCACCAAACACTCCCTTAAATCTTGTTACAATTTGTTACAATTACTTTGACTTAGTACTTGACAATTAGTTAAGTTTTAGTTAATATGTAGTTAATCGCTTAATAGTTAAGCGATAAAAAATTAAACAGGGAGTTTAAAATGAACGAAACAATCACAGAAAAATTCATTAGAGATGAAAAAGAAGAGTATGGCGACCAACATGTTCAAAATGGTGATAAAGAAAAATGGTATATCAATAGAGCATTAGAGCATGCTTTAGAAAATAAAGATATTGAATTCTTGGCAGATCATAGAAATTTTAAAAGCATGCATGGCGAAGAATTGAGGTACAATATTGATCTTGAAGAAGCACTAGATACTTTGTATGTATTTTTCAACAATAGCACTGATAAAGATTTTTGTAAGATTGTCAAAGAATTACTAATATATGAGCATATCATATTTAGAAGTCTTAATACACTTGCAGAAAATAAAGATAGTATTGAAACTAAAGTAGACTTTTTATTCAAAGAAAAAAACTATACCAACAATTATTTGGAGCGTACTAAAAGATATCATGAATAATAATATTAAACAACTGCGGCTTGCCAAAAAGTTAAGTCAAAAACAGCTTGGCAAGTTGCTTGGAGTATCTAACGCTCATATTCATTTTTTAGAGCTTGGCAAACACAAGCCAAGTCGTAAATTGTTAAGTAAGATGAGCAATATTGACAATTTAAATATAGATATGTTGAGCGAGTCAAAACTAGATTTTTTATTAAAATGAGAACAACAATGAACAATGAGCAAAGAGAATCGTTAAAGAACTATTGTGAGAATTGTCATGCAGAGACAAACAGGCTTAGTTGTCCCGTTTGTTTTGAGCCTATTTTTCATTGCAATAGGGCAATAGAACATAACAATAATAATCTGTTACAAAGTGTTACAAAGAACACTTGACAATTAGTTAAGTATTAGTTAATATAGAGTTAAGATATTTAATGGTTAAGTATCTAAAATTAAACAGGGAGTTTAAAATGAACGATTATATAAAAACAAATGGGTTAAATGGTCTTGAATTAGAAGAACACTGGGAGCCCAGCGGGGCTGATTGGGAATACCTCGACCGCGATGATGAAGTTTATGGTGAGTTAAATTAAAAAGGGAGTTTAAATTATGAAAGAACTTACTAAAATCTTAGAAAATTTTAAGGATATTGAGTCTAAATGGGAAAATTGTGGTTTTAAATTAAACAGGGAGTTAAAAATGGTTAAGAAAATATCTAATAAATACGAAGAACTTGGCAAAATTCAATTAGAAGTATATAACAGTTATCATTTATTGCAGCAGACAGCGGCAAAATATGGTGAGGGTTCGGAGGCAGAGATAGCAGCTAGTAACAAGCATGCATCTTTTTGCAATAAGCGTGATCGTTTGCAGAATGCTTTGTTGTTTAATAAGGATTTTTCTCACTCTGAGAATGAAATTCGTTCTCAAAAATACAAAGAATTAGGAGAATTACAAATACGCACATGGATAGCTTGGAATATTTGGCAGACAGCATTGAAAGAAGATGGCAAAGACTCATCCCAAGAAAAAATTGCTAACAATAGATATATAAGTTATCGCAAGATGCATGATACTTTAGAAATGTCTTTGATGACAACTCATAGTGGAGATTTTAACGATGGCTGATAGTGTAAGAATTGCTATAAAAAACAAGGGGGTATATAAGTCTATATACTCTCATTGGGGTTTTAAAGGCGAAATGATGCCAGAATTACGGCGTTATTTTTCTACTGAGCAAAAGGCAAAGGCGTTAATTGAAGGGGGTAATATCTCTGGTATATGGCACGGCATGGTTAGAAGTTATGCAACTATGATTTTCAAGCAAAAGTGGATAAAGATTAAACCAATTTATGATTTTTCATTAGAAAAGTTAATAAGGAGAATTGGTTATTTGGGCGGACATTATTTATATATATTTGATACTGAAAAAAATTACTGGGAGGTAATAAAGTTATGAGTGAAAAAGCAGAAATTGAAAGAAAAGAAAATATTATAAAAAGTTTTAGAACAATATTGGAGTCAAAACAATATGCTTGGGTTAGTCAAGATCTAAAAAATACTTATGCAAGTAATTCTCTATTTGATTTGAGGAATGATTTGAATGCTTACAATGAGAAAGTAGAGAAAACAAATGTGTCTAAAAAAGTCCTTGGCATAATTGAGAACTGTTTAAAAGAAACATTATTTAAAATTAAAGAGCATGATATTGAATTTGATGGTGCGTTTTGTGAGGTTGATATTACTCTAGAGTCTCGCAATGACGGTGACAGCTCAGATTTGAGCGAATTATATACAAGGATACAGCGGCATCTTGCAGATTTTAATTACCTACTCTATTTTGAAAATGCAAGGCAAATAAAACTAAGGATTACAGCTAGAGTAACAGATATTTTAAAATTAGGTAATTAAATTATGAATGAAGACAAAGACAAAAGGCATCTTTTACTAGAAGCGTTTGAGAAAGAATTGGAACAGGAAGAGTACCCTCTTTTAACTCAATTTTCAATTAACCAGCTCGGTAGGGAGGCACTTAACAATTTAAAATCTGCTTTGCATAACCGCTCGAATAAAAGAGTAAAAGAAATCCCAACTACTAAATACTATCAAATAATGGGAATCCTTGAAGACTGTGCAAAAGCAACAGACTTTGAAATAAAAAAGTGTACTCTTGAAAAAAAGAGTTGGTATTATTATGAGGGAATTATAAATATTCGTTACAAACTTAATATACGGTCTAGACCTCTGCCAACTAAGGAAAGTGCGGATACGGGAGACTTTTTTGGTAAAATGTGGCTTAAATTTGCTGATTTTGACGGTTTTGTGATAGCTAATTTACCAGATAGTATAGAAGTTAAAGTAAAAATGAGGTTAAAAAATGAAAGCGTTACTAATTATATTGATGATAATATTAATAATTCAAAATAGCAAAATGCGATCACAAATAGATATGATTATTACTAACACTACAATTATGAAAAATTGTAAGGTGAGTTGTTAATTATGAGAGATTATATATTTGATGACAACTTTAAGTCTCTGTTTCAAAGCAAAATTGCAATAGATTGCCGTTATTGTGGCAATAAAGCTTATTATACAGATAGTAAAGAAATATATGGTCGATCTCATGGCATGATATATTTTTGTGAGCCTTGTGATGCGTATGTGGGGGTTCACAAAGGCACTATTACGCCGCTTGGGATATTGGCAAAAAAAGATTTAAGGTTTCTAAGGGTGCAGGCTCACTTTTTATTTGATAAATTATGGCGAAAAAAGATGAAAAAGGACAAATGCAGTCAAGGGCAAGCAAGAAAATGTGGGTATCTCTGGCTAGCTAAAATGTTAGATATATCTCCAAAAGACTGCCATATTGCCTATTTTGATGATGATATATGCAATAAAGCTATAAAGATATGCAATACTCTAACAAAGCAATAGCATCTGCCTCATTATCATCTTTGGGCTTATAACCAAGCTTTTCAACAGCAGCTATTACTTCGATTTTAGAAGCATTGCCTTTACCTTTGCCAGCAATAAACATCTTAATAGTACCCACTGGCACTGGCAATAATTCAATATTGTATTTGTTAGCTAGCATAATAACTATGCCTTCAAAAAAACCATACAGATGAGCTGCGGCAGTTGCACCCCGCATATGAAACATGACTTTTTCATATGCTATTAAGTCTAAGCTTTCACAATCTTTTATCATTTTATCTACAAAGTGATAAAATTGTAAATATCGTTTGTACCTATATTTAGGTCGTTTTTCTAAGTAATAAGTGCCAGAAACAACAGCTAAATCATTACATTTAACCGCAAATCCAGTCTTTATCCCAAGATCAAAACTTATTATAACCATGCTACGAAAACTCCTGTAAGACCCCTTTTAAGTTGGGCTATTTTGAGGGTGTAGCATGGGTTATATAGCATTTTAGTTTACAGAGCCATATTGTGATAATCAGGATTAGTATTTAATGGCATAGCATCTAGTCTCAGCTTAATTTTATCAATTCTGGCTCTCATAACATTTATTAGCAAATTAGACTTTTTAGCTAAGTCTTCATCTATCTGCCAAAGCATGCTACAAAGACTTGCTTTCTCTTTGTCAATATAGTCTTGTAATATTGATATATCATAGCAATTAGCAACTTGATCGATACTCAAAGCATTAGCTGTTACAAACTGTATGTTTATTTTTTCAAGTTTATTGTCTTTTAAGTAATATCTGAAAAAGATGTTTTGGGTAAAGTAAGGTCTTATCACCTCAAGTGCTACTTCTAAATAACATTTAATGAAGGTTTGAGTGCCGCAACTACTAATATTGAATAAGTCTTTTAACTTAAAAGCATTGATGCTTATATCAGTATTAGCGTCGCCTACTCGAATTTTTAAGTAATTATAAAACTTCTCATATTGCATATATTCACCTTTCTTACTTAACCTAAAGTAATATAGTATATGATAGTTTACAATTAGTCAAGTGCCATGATTATTCTTTTAATCAATTTAAACAAATTAAGTCTTGAAGTGTAACGGAGAGACCAACAACCGTAGGGCGTTAGTCTTAGTAATTAGTAACCATTTTTGTTATTACGCTTGTTTAAATACTTTTAAAAAGAAAAAAAGGCAATTTTAGAAACAGGTCTGGTTTGGCAGACACAGGGGTGGCGTTGACCATCGCTTGTCTTAATTCGAAGAGACTATCTTTTTTAAGTCCATTGTAACTTTAAGCTTATTAGACTAAGAACTCTAACGCCCTACGGTTGTTTTCTCGTACGCTATCGCTACCGAGACCCACTTTGTTAGTACGGATTTGATTTTATATTTTTCTTTTTTGTTGATTAGACCTCTAAAGCTATTTTCTTTTTGTTATATACTTGCTTCACAAGAACAGTCGTGGTAAAATTGAAGATTCTCTTGCTTGCCTTGCGGCAAGATACTTGCTGCTATCGCAACAAGATAATATTTGATTTTATCATATTTTCACCCAAAAGTAAATAGTTTCTTTGATTTAATTTGTAACAGTTTGTAACAAGATAATATATTCAATAACTTAGGTAATAAGTATTAGGTTTAGGTAGGGGTAAAATGGTCAATATACTTGCAAATATGGCAATAAACGGTGGTTGATAAGGGGTTCACTGTTTTGGTGGGATATAGGTGGGATATTAGAGTTATTACTTCCAATCTAACAATTTGTTACTTCCGTGGGTTATACTTCAAACCCTCATGTCTGCAACAAACCTTTTAATTAAAATACAATTGTTACTTCTATTTTAGATAAGTTGTTACTTCCTTCTATATCAACTTGAGCTGTTGACTAGAATAGGTTATTATATAGTTTCTTAACCATATAAGTGGCAGGTGATTATTTTTTAAAATCTCACCGATCTTTTTTAGTAATTACTTGCCGTTTATTTTTGTTACATTCAGTTACAAATCAATTAAATAATATCTTTACTTGTAGTGTATGATAGTATACACTTATATATAATTTAAGTTAAAAAAGGTTGGGATAATGGTTAACAGGTTTAAAGTTACAAGTATACATTTAACTGATAAGACTATTACGGTAGGGGTAAATGAAGTTAAAGAGATTGGTAAATGTAGATTTGAGGGATTTGATGGATTTGAGGTAAGACATTCCAATGGTTTGATACAGTTATACAATGATCGTTATATAATTGCATGTGAGGACAGCAGTAATGTTGAGGAGGTTAACTAAATGTTACTAAGTAAAAACTTCAAAATTGTTGGAATAATTTTGACTGATGATGGAGTCAAAAGCTGTATTATAGATGGTGAAATAAAATCAATATGTGAATTTAGCAATGGGTGTGGATTTAATGGTTTTGAAGTTTTGTATCATGATGGGCAGAGAGAAGTATATAATGAACGTTATATAACTAGAGTAGATTATAGGGAGATAAGTGATGACTAAAGATGAGATATATAAATTAGATAAAAAATTAGAAATAGAACAAGAAGTTTTAACAAATAGAAGATATGACCTTAACTATGAATTAGAAGAAAGACATCAAAAAGAGAGAAAAGCTGGGGCTTTAAGGGCTCGTGAGGGATTTAATGGACTATTTGATAAACATAATATAAAGATTATATCTGTGGCTTGGACAAATTATCATTTTAAAGAGCAACCCTCATTATGTTTAGATATAAAATGTGAAGGTAAGTGGAAAGACTTGGGTGCACTTTTCGACTCGCTGAATGGTTTAATTTTTGCTCAGATCATAAAAGGTAAAGGAAAAGAAGTTGATATAAATATGGAAATAAGTAATGAGGTTAAGTGATGACTAAAGATGAGATAATTGATAAATGGGAAGAATTAACCACTCCCGAATTGGGAATGCGGCTACAAGAATTAAGAAGGCAAGAAACTATACTTATTGATACGATAGACCAATTTAGTTTTGTGCTGAGGAATAGAAAAGATTTAAAGGAAAATATAGTTATTGCAGAGTTTCGAGATAAATACGAAAAAATATTGAATAAATATAATGTAAAGATTGCATCTTTTAATATGTGTATTTATTCAGATGAAGATTTTTCGTTGAATTTAAGATTGCAGGGTCAGTTGAATATGACCTCTCCGTCAACTCTTCTTAAAAACATTGCTGACGCTTTTGCTAGTGATTTTTTAGGTCGCATTATAAGTATTGAAACGATGAATTTGGAGCCGTCTCCTTATTGTGAGCTACTTGTACGAGGAAAAAGAAAGTTATGAGTAAAGATGATGATCTAATGTGGACTAACCCTAAAATTTATTTTAAAGACTTTTTTGATAAACATAATGTTAAAGCAAGATTTGAGTATATAAGTTATGACGCTGAGGTAAGTGAGCAAACAGTTGTTCTTACTTGTACAGGTACTTTAGAGAATATTTTTTTTGGTTTATCTAGTATACCTAACGCATTAGCTTTTCGTATAACAAAGAATATATTCTCTAAAGATCAAATGACAATAGAAATTACCTTTGATATCCTTGATAAGGAAAAAGAAAGTTATGAGTGAAAATAAGATAAAAACTACAAAAGAAGGAATATATGAGTTAACTAAATTGCTATTTAGTCCTTCTAAAATACGTAAATTATTTTTGTCAAAAGAAAAAGTTAATCTTAGGAATTTGCAAAGAGATAGGGTGAAATTTGCAAAACTTTTTGCTAAACATAATGTTCATTCAGTAACGGTTGTACGAGCACTAAATGATACAGTTGCTAATAAAAGACATATTTTTATTGAGTGTGAAGGTGTACTAGATAATATTTTTAAGGTATTAGCGACTTTAAAAACTGCTTGCGAGTTTAATATTGGCAATTATAATACAGATGATAAATTCGCAAATGTATTTATAGAAATTGTATATAATTTAAACATGATGGAAGAATATTATGAGTAAGAAGGATGAGAATCTAGTAGACGGTGTGCCAGATAGATTATCCCGTGCTGTTATTGCGAAGATGGCAGGTCTTAACGAAATGTTAGAGCAGGCTAAGGATTTAGACGAGTCAAAGTTTGGTTGGTCTTTAAATAAAGGGAGTTTATTTGCGGTTGCCACTGCTTTGCTAACTGCGATAGAGATATTAAAGCAGGAAGTAGCAGAGTTAAAGGGGAAGGTTAATGACAGATAAGATAGAAAGACAGCTTATATTACTTAATAAGCGAATAGATGTTATACAGTGCTTGTTAGAGGGCTTAAAACATAAAGATAGTCAGCCTTATCAGATTACTAAATCACCTGATGGTAGGAATTTTGTTTTAGTAGATACGTTTCCAAAAGATGATGATAAGATTATGAAAATACTAAGGGAGCTACGAAAAGAAGAGGCAGAGGAGTTTGAGCCTTCCATTATAAGCTTTGACACTAATATAAAAGGATTTAAGCCAGAGGTAAAGAAATGATTATATTAGATGATTGGGCTTATGAGCTTTTGTTAATAATTTTGTCTGGTACTTCACAGCAAGCTATGCACTATCAAGTAACAAAGTTTTTGTCTGCTAGACATATTGATGCTTTGAGTTTTAATCAGATTGAAAAAATTGAAGCCAGTTTTGGATATGAAAAAGAAAGAAAGCAGCGATACTATTATAAAGGTATTGATATATTTACAGAGTTTAAAAAAGTAGGTTTATTTTTAAAATATGCAAGCGTCAATCAAGGTTTTAACAATATGTCAATTCATTATGACGGGGATAGTGCGAAGGCAAAAGATGCAATCGCAAGGATTGTCTCTGATTTTAAAGATGTTCGGTTTGAGGAAGGCGTTATTATGTTAACAATAAAACCAGAGAGGGGATCAGAAGACAATGCAAGTAGGTTGCCTAACGGTGCTTTGAAATATAGTTTATCGAATGCGACTTATGAAGAAGGATTACAAGCCCAAAAAAGACAAGAAGAGGTAAAAAAATGAGTACAAGTGTAAATAAAGTAATCTTAATTGGTAGGCTAGGTAAAGACCCAGAAACACGTTATACCGCAGCAGGAGAAGCAGTTACTAACTTTAGTTTAGCAACAGATAAGAATTGGAAGGATAAAACTACCAACGAGCTAAAAGGGGCTACTGAGTGGCACAAATGTACTGCTTTTGACAAGACAGGAACAGCAATACAAGAATATTGCACTAAAGGCTCGCAGATTTATTTAGAAGGAGAACTAACTACTAAAAAATGGACAGACAAGAACAAGGTTGAACGTTATACTACTTCTATAAATGTTCATGTCGTAAGGTTTCTAAGTAAGACTGGTACTAAAGCCACAACGCCAAAGCCAGCTATTGCTAATCAATCTTTTGATAATACTAGCAGTAAACCAACAGCTCCTGCTAATATCAAATCTGGTGTAGTAGTTAATGATGATTTTGATGATGATATACCGTTTTAGAATAAATTATGGGACCTAAAAGCAAAAAATCTAAAGATGACAGAAGGTATACAGAAGAACACTGGCTTGATAGACAGGTAGAAAGATATACTTTATTAGAAAGTAAAGAAGGCAAAGATTTTCGTTGTAAAATTAATTCTTTGCCAGCGGCTCATCAAATGCTCGCAGAGCTAGTAGAAAACTTTAATAATAGTGATAGGGCAACTGCATTGTTTGTTGGGATTAGTCATACTTTAATACGTAAAATTACAAGGTATGATTCAAAGACAATGGGAAGATATACTTTTTTAAAGATTTTGGAAGCTTATTTATTAGTGTTTCCAGAGTGGTATAGTGCCAAATATCCTTTTTCTTAAAATAAATTAAATTATTTTATATAAAGTGTTGACAAGGTGTAAACTATCATATACTATTAGTTTTAGGTTAAGAAATTAAGGGAGAAAGGGAAATGAAAGCAATTAATAAAAATTGGTTGGATAATGTTAATTACATTATTGATAATGGTTATTGTTGGAATGATAAAGAGATAGCTAAGCATCAAAAACGCTTAAGAAGGCTTGCTTTAAAAGGGTATAACTTGCCGACGCAAAAACAAAACTTTATTAAAGAGCCAGCACAAAATTATGATGAAATACCATTTTAAAGGGAGTGCAGGGAAATGAAAGAAGTATCTAAACTAAATCAATTGTTAGATTTAAAATTTGACAAAGATAAGTTAAAGACAAAGAAAATAAAAGAAAAAGGCAAAGACGGTATATATCGTACGAAACTATTAACTTATTTATCTTGGGCAAACGCTTGGAAAGAATTTATCAAAGTTTATCCTACAGCTACTTACTGCATTAAGAAAAATGATAATGGATTGTCTGCTTTTGGCGATGATAAAATGGGCTTTATGGCATATACAACAGTTACTGTTGGTGAGCTAACCCATGAAATGTGGTTGCCTATTTTGGATTTTAAAAACCTAACTTTGGTCGCTCCAAATATATTTGATATAAACAAAACAGTCATGCGTTGCTTAACTAAAAATCTAGCAATGTTTGGGCTTGGTTTATATATTTATGCGGGAGAAGATATACCTAGCGATGACGTGCCAAAGGCTGCTGTTAAGGCTGCTCAAGCTGTTATTACTAAAGTGCCAATAACTCCTGAGATTATGGAGAAGTCTCTTAATTATTTAACAGAAGGTGAATATACTTTAAACCAGTTGATCGTAAATTTGAAGAAAAAGTATTTAGACCCCGAGAATTGTATTAAAGTTTTAAAAAATGTAGGGGTACTGAATAATGACCAAGCGTGAAATAATAATTGCCTCACTAGTGGCTTTTTTCTTTGTATTCATGCTGGGGGCTGTATGGTTTTGTGGGCGTATGATTAACTATTGGGGTCTTGATAGTATCATGGGTATTACATGGCTAATGATCGGAATAATCTGCACGGCATTTAGTGCCTTCGGTATGATATGGGTTCTTGATACATCATTGAGTAATGATTAGTTTTATAAGTTAATAGGAGAAATATATAATGTTAGTAATAACTAGACACCCTTCTGAAAAGATTATCTTTGGAAATAATTTAATTATAATAAAAGTGTTAGAAATATCAGGTAAAAGTGTTCGGTTGGGGATAGAGGCACCAGAAGAATTAAGCGTGCACAGAGAAGAAATCTATAATAGGATTAAAGCTGGTATTCCAAAGCCATGTAGGCACTCAAAAGACGGAACTATAAGCAGTAATACGATAACTGATAGTAGTATTGGCGGCAATAATTAGGGGGGCAATAGACAATGAAAAATTTATTTATGATAGCACTTGTTTTAGGTCTTTTTGCAATATTAGTAATTTTAAAGTTAACTGGGGTAGATGGCTTTGTTGATGCATCATGGTGGTTTATAACCTTCCCATTCTGGGCTGCTTTTATAGTTGGGGTTATATATATGTCAATGTTTATTCCTTACATAATATATATGAAAATCACTAGGGATAAATTACATAAGAAAGCTAGAAAGAGGTAGGAAAATGAAAAACAAAACACTAAAAATAGACGACATTTTTATTGTAGTAAAAATGGTTCTTATGAATGCTGAAATATTAGAGGAAAAACTAAGCAAAACGGATAGTAAAATCTTTTTAGCAGGCGTTAAGGAGCTAAAAACGAAGTTAAGTGAGATAGAGGACTTAGCAATTACAATACTTGAGCGGGGTAAATTATGAAAAACAAAGATAAAGATATAGTTATTGCTATTTATGTTAGTGAATATAACTTTTTACATGTTAACCTTTTCAGTATTCAAGATTTTAATAAGGGGAAATACCCTGAGGACAAGGCAGGATCGTTGTTTAAAGATGGCGACAAGGAGGTAGTTGCGATAGTATTTAAGCCAGAGGACTTTTTTTCTTATTCTTCGGGCATTCCCCGAATTTATCTTGGTGAGATTTATTTTACCTTTTCATATAAATTTGAGGTGCAAAAATTCATAGCATGTTTTCGAGACAATTTTTTAATGGACTTAAAAGAGCTAGTTAATGAGATAAAAAAACAGTTTCCAAATGCTAAGGTTTTAATTAGTGGTGGTGAAGTATGAAAACTAAAGACAAAAAAATGTATATTAAGATATATTCATTCCAAAATAGTAACTCAGTTACTCTCTTCGATATTGTCATTTGTAAGAGTAGAGATTATGACATTAGAAGCGAGTTACCTGA